AGCGGATTGTCCTGATGGCCCATCACAACCGCCAAAGCTGCCGACTGATCGCCGCGCACAGTCGCCAATACGCCGACCAGCAGTGGAGGCTGATATTCACCAGGCGGATCATTGGCGGATGCTCTACCCGCCAGCGGTCAAGATCAACAATGCGGGCGGTCATTTCTGCACCAGCATGTCAGTCTTGCGCGCGCTTCCTGCCGAGGTGCCGAAGAAGTACGCCATCACGCCGCCGAAGCCTGCCGTCATCACTGCCGAGACGACCATGATCCTGATGTCGTCGGAGAAGTTAGAGAACAGAACTGCGCCGACGACAAGGTAAATCAACGGCAACACCAGCGCCGTCACCAGTAGCGCCTGGTTCTTCTGCCATTCCGGCGCCTTGGCGTTCGCTGCCCGAGCGCCAGCAATACCGCCGCCGCCAGCCTCGCCAGTCAGGGCGAACCAGTTGTTTTCCACCGCCTCACTGAATTGCTTGCTGACCACAGGATCGGCCTGAATCGCATTAACCGCGCCTTCGACTGTTGCTTCATTGGTGATCTGCTTGGCGATGTGCGCGACGGCCTCAGCCGTTGCTGCGTTCTTCTCGCTCTGTTCGCCGCTGCCAAACAGGCGGATCAGCGCGGGAGCGGCTTGAATAAGGCTTGGAATCGCTGCCATAACGAAAGGGGCCATGATGGTTTCTCCGGTTTCGGTTGGAGTGGAAAAGGGACAGGGGCCGCAGCTTCCTCCTTTGCGGCATTGGCATGGAGGAACGACAGGCAGGTTTCCAGCGTTTTGGTCGGCTGGCCGTAGGGTGATCCTGGAAGGCTTGCCCATTCGCGGTTGCATCGCTCCAGCGCGGTTTTCCAATCGCCTTCAAGTACCGCATTCAACGCCCTGCGCCGTTCGATCAGGAACAGCGCGGCCTTATCTTGTGATAGCGGTGAGAAGTCAGGCAGGTCTAGCGCATTGGCGCACTCGTCCCAGGTGCGGGAAAGGAACTGATACGCACCAGCCGCCGTCGACGTGATCGGTTTGCCGCCTAGCGTTCTGGTAATTGCGCGGCGCGGATGGTCATCAAACGAGGTGAATCGCTCGCCGCCGAACAGCGTCTGATAGCCTGCGCCTTCGGTGTATTTGATGAGCGCAAGAAAAGCCTTGACGTTACTGTTGGAAAGCACGGATGCGTAATCATTCATCTGGAAACCTCCGGTGATCGATCAAGTGATCGTGACGGGCGCGTGCTGTTTCAATCGCCGCCCAGACAGCGCCGGCAGCAATGACCAGGATCAGCAGCAGGTCGGCGATCATCCGGCGCTCCCGCCGAGCACGTATCGCCGGAATACCAGCTCGACGGTGTTTGTCCCAAGGCTGGCGATGGCGGCGGCGATGCCAATTTGGGCCAGCGGCGGCATGGTCGGGTGCATTAACAGCACGGCGCCGGCGACGACGGCCAGGCCGCCGGTACTCAGCGCCCGACCCAAGACCACGCGCCACGAAAAGACATCGCGCGACAGCAGGTGCTGGCCGATGCCGATCGTGGCGCCAATGAACCAGAACACCAGCGCCAGCTCGATTTCGTCCTTCCATGCGGATAGCCCGCTCAATCCTCTGACGACCCTTTCAGGCATTTTTGTTGTTCCCTTCCCGGCTCTATGGCCGCGATGTTGTTCAAAATCAGGTGTCCGCCGTCACGCGGACGATGTTCGTGCCATCCGAGCGGACGATGGCGTGCTTGACGGTGGCGACGGTGATGCCGGTGCCGCTGGCGCCGATAAAGCGCAGGCTCTGGCCGGTGCCGTTGTAGACCGTCCATTGCTTTTTGCCGACCAGCGGCACGACGATGTCGCGCGTTGCCGTCAGGGTGCCGGTGAAGGTCAATGTGGCGTTTGAGGCTTCTGCCTGCGTCAATGTCGTGTTGGCATCCGACAGCGCCTTGGCCAGCGTTGCGTTGGTCGCCAGCGCCAGGGCGCGCTGGTCGGTATAGCTGGTGACCGACGATGCGCCGGTGACAATGCTGTACAGCGGAAGATAGCCTGCGGTGAAGCCGGTCGTGTTTTTCGAGACGGCGGCGGTATCCGGGTGCGCCTCGACATAGTTGGTGGTCGATGCGGTCAGCGTAACCGTGCCATTGGCAACCGCCGTGATGACCCCGGCCAGCGTCACCTTGCCGCCGTAGTAGCCCCAGGTCAGGCCGGAGGTCGTCGAGGCGCGGCGGCCGTAGGTGAGCGCCGGAGAGGCGGCATCCATCAGGGCATTAAGCTGCACCTCTTTTGAGTAGGAAACCGCGGCGACCGCGTCTAGATTTGAGGTTGAGTCGGCCATGAATTTTCCTTAGAACGTGATCGACCCGGAGGCCGTCCATTGATAGATGCGATAGCCGCCGGTCACGGTGACGGTCGGCGATCCGGTGGTTGCAATCGCGGCATCGTAGGTATCCGGGTAGCGGATGATGACGACGCCCGAGCCGCCGCTACCGCCCGCCGTCGGCGTGCCGGTATTACCAGCGCCCGCACCGCCGCCGCCGCCGCCGGTATTGGCCGAGCCGGATGCGCCAGCCGACCGCGATCCGCCGCCGGTGTTTCCTGTGCCACCTGCGCCACCCCCAGCCGTTGCCGTGCCGCCGGTGTCGGTGTTGTAATAGCGACCCGCACCGCCGCCGCCGCCATAGTTGAGCGACGAACCGGAGATGGACGAGGAGATGCCCGCACCGCCGTTGCCGGTGACGCCCGCCGAATCGCCAGTGCCGGCAGATCCTGCACCACCGCCGCCGCCTGCCGTACCCCAGGTCACGGCGCCGTAACCGCCGTCATACCCCTGGCCGGTCGTCTTGGCACCGACCGTGCCGCCGTCCGAACTACCGCCGCCGCTGCCGCCCGCATTGCCGTTCGCCGACGTGACCGCACCGCGCGCGCCGGCGCCGCCGCCGATGGCCGTCAAAGAGTCAAAGACCGAGTTCTGGCCGTTGTTGACGGTCGAGTTCGTGCCGGTTCCGCCCGCCCCGACCGTGACCGTGATCGGCGTCCCGGTGCTGACCGCATGGCCGGTGCCGGTCAATACCCCGCCACCACCACCGCCGCCGCCGGCATAGCTGTTGCCGTTGGACGAATAGCCGCCGCTGCCCCCGCCGGCCACAACCAGGTAATCGACCGCCGTCGGCGCGTTGCCATAGACGGGCATGCTGGTCGTCAATGATCCGGTGAGCGGATACCCGCGCCCGACGACCGCCGATAGCTGGTAGATTTTCAGGTAGAGCGACGACTGAACTGCCGTGAAATCCTCGTATTGCTGCGCCGCCGTGTAGGAAAACGCCGGCGATGTCACAGCCAATGTGCGTTTCCGCGTGGTGTATGAAGAGTTCCAGATTTCGACTTCGTAAGACTCGCTGGCCTCGCTCAGAAGTGCGTCGGTGCCGTCAACCCATTCTCCACCAAGGCGCGTGCGGCGCACGAAAGTTCCAGACCAGTCGTTCGTCGTCGGGTGACGCGATCCGTTGAGATAGACCGGCGCCAGCGGCTTGAGATTGATGCCGGCATAGGTCACCGCTTCGTCAGTGGCGGAATCGAACGTCCGGCCATTGGTCACGGCCCTGGAAAGGCGCGACTGGTTGAGGCTGGCGATGTTCATGGCGACGAACTTGAGCGCGCCGATGTCGAGCAGCACAAGCTCGTCGTAAGGCAGGTGGGTTTCCATCGCCCATTCACTACCGAAGCGCCCGCGCAACAGGTCATAGCCGGTGAGCGAGCCGTCGGCTTCGCTGGCGAAGTTCTGGATGCCGATGATCTCCCATCGCCCGTCGGCGCCATAGGCGAACCAGTTTGACCCGTTGAGCATGTCAGTCAGCGAGACGCTGGCCAGGTCACCGGAATGCAGGCGGAAGTTCAGGCGGTTCGCGGCATCGATGATGTCGCTGCGCCCTGCCCCGATGGCATTGATCGCCAGTCCGGCGACCATGCCGGGGGTGAAACCCTGCACGGAACTCCACGTCTGGCCGGCATCGTCCGAGCGCATCAGCGTGCCGCCCGGCCAGCCGTCGAGATAACCGCCGACGCCGGCGAGCAAGCCTGGCGCATTCATGGCATCTACCAGAAGCGGCACGTCGAGCGGGACAAAGTTGGACGGCCCGGAGAAGGCCAGCGTCTGGCCCGGGCTGGTCGATTCCTGCCCGACGGCGGTCGGCGTATAGACGGCGGCGTTGTTGAACTTGGCCTTGCATTCTAGGCGACCGTCCGGCAGGTAGTTGATCTCTGTCAGGCGTAATTCGTAGGTCGCCGACGGCGCGGTGATCGTCACCACATCCGCCGCTTCCAGGTGTTGATATGGCGGCGGCAGGACGAAGGAAACGTCGGTGCGCTCCAGCCAGTACATGTAGAGCAGCACTTCCTCGATGCCGGCGGCTTCGTCGGCGTTGAGGACGATACCGAGATCGAGGTCGATCACGTTGACCGCATCGGTATTGAGCCGCTTGGCACCCGGCCCGCTGCTGATGTCGTAATCGCGGGTAACGTCTAGATACTTAACGAATACTTCGCGCGGCAACTGGCTGGCCATCTCGCGGCTGGCTGTGATCTGCACGCCGGGTGTCTCGTTGCCGGCGACGGCGCCGAGTTCGCCAATATCGATGGTGGCGACAGACGCCTGTCCGCGTGGCACGAACTTGATCTGGTAGCCATGCGGTATCACGTCGAACGGCCAGGCGGCCTGCAACGGCTCGATGGCAGACTTGATCGATGCGAGGCTGGCGATGCGATAAGCGCGCACCATCTGCGTGATTTCCGAAACATCGATGTCGCCGGCGGTCAGCAGGCCGGAATTCAGGCATTCAGCCGTCATGATGTCGGCCAGCGGCACGAGGTCGCTGGTCGTGCGCATCCAGCAGGCGTAGATGGTCGGCGGCGCGCCGTGCTTTACGACATAGGCCAGTGTCGGCGAGACGACCAGCAGGCGGTTGTCGACGTTGTGGCCGCCGGTGTAGCGCAGGCCGGTATCGCTGGCGACGCCTGATAGCCAGCGCCAGATTGCGCCATCGCTGGCCATCGTATAAAACTCGACGTCGCTGATGACGTGGATCATTGCGTAGGAGCCGCTGATCGACTGCACAAGGGTATCGACCAGCGCCAGGCTGGTGCGGTCGAACTTGTACACCGTGCATGAGGTCGGCGAGAACGAGGCGCTCAGGACGCAAAAGACGTAGTTTTCAGAGGCACCGAAGTATTCGACGGTGTAGGTGCTGGCGCTTGCGGCAACCGTCGCCACCGTGCCATCCTGGACGGCGAACGGAAGTTTGTAGAGCTTGCTGCCGGTATCGATCAGGAAGAGTTCGCCACGGTCGATGACGGCGCGATAACCCAAATACGGCAGCGTTGCAGAAGGAACCGGGCCGGAATTCATTACGACGGCGCCGCCAGCGTCATGGCCACCAATATAGGTTGGGGTATTGCGGTAGAGCGCAAAGAGGGCGCAATCGACGTCGGATTGCTGGATCGAGATCGGCACCTTGGATTCAAAGGCTTCGTCGTGATACAGCGGGATAACCGCTTCCGAAGTCGGCACGCAGACATCCGAACCGAAGATGTATTGCTGCTGATGCACCGATGCAAGGTCGTAATTCCACGCCAGGTAGGTCAGCGTGGTGGCGACGATGCGGTCGCCGCGCAGGCGGAATAGTTCGTAGGCGTTGCCGTCGGCAGGCGGTTTGACGACACTGGCCAGCAACTGCGAATGCGCCTCGGGGTCGCCGTTGGTCAGTTCGGCCTTGACCTGAAGGCCGGCCAGCGTATTGCCGTAGTCGGCCATCGGCCAGTCCTTGACGACGATGTACGGCATGCCGCGCCAGGCGGGCGTATTGTCGGCGCCGAGGTCGGCCTGAATACGAGGATCGGGGAGCTGCGTCGCCGAGCCGGTGTAGAATGTGATGCTGCCGCCAGCCTCGTTGGTGGCGATGACGGCGCCGAGTTCGCTGGCGCTGGCGTCATAGACCAGCTTGCCGGAGAACCACAGCTTCGAGAAGGCGGAAATCTCGCCTTCGCCGAAGCCGACGGCGAAGGTGCCGTAAATGTCGTAAGTCGTTCCCTTCGGCGCCCCGCCCTTGCCGCCGCTGACTTCGCGCTCGCGGGCGACCAGCGTGTTGCCTTCGACCCAGAAGACGTTGCCGTAACGGCCATACTTGCCGTAGCCACGCCCGAGCGGCACGCCGTAGGAGGCGGTCTGGACGGCGAGGTCTGACGCGCTCGGCGGCGTACCCTTCGGCCCCTTCGGCGGGTCGATGTAGCCGCCGGCCATGATGCCGATCTGGGCGCCGTAGATGGCACCTGACGGCCCGCCGATGAAGAATCCGGCGATGCCGCCGACCAGCCCGCCTGCCGCCTGCCCGACGGTACTCATGCGGCCTCCGTGAAGCGATAGACGCGGACGATGCGCGCCCGCCAATCGTCATCGAGCCGATGTTCGCAGACTTTGCTGTTCGATTTTCCGGTCTGGCACAGCGCATGCACTATGCCGTCTGCCTGATAGTCCGGGCTGAACCCGGCATATATCGCCAGGTGCTGCGGGTCGCCAGAGAAGCGCATAACCAGCACGTCACCCGGCTGCATGTCGCTCAATGCCACACGGCAGAGGCATGGCTGGCTGTCAAGCGCCGATTCCAGCAGGTTGTCCGACGGGTGGCGGCTGTAGCCTTGCTGGTCGAAATAATCAAGGCCGAGTTCAGCGGCGACATGCACCACCAGCCCAGCGCAATCGAGCGCCCATCCTGGCGTTCGGCCCTGATGGCGGAATGGCGTTCCGATCTGGGCGCGGGCGATTTCGACGGCGCGGCTCATGCAGCCCCCACGCGGATGTAATCGCCGGATTGCGGCATGTCGGGAAAGCCGAAGAAGTTGATGATGTTGCTATTGGCCTTGCAGTCGGCTCGGCGCCGGCGGCATCCCTTGACCATTGAATAGGCATCGCCGATCTGCGGCGGGTAATACTGCGATTCGTGCAGGGTGATCGTGCCGTCGGCGGCGTAGGATTTGATTTCCAGCGGCGCCAGGCCGGCATTGGCGCCAGATGTAAATTGAATGGTGCCGGCGGCGAACCAGTCGGCGGCTTCGGCGCGTGACGCATCGCGGAAGACATAACCGCTGGTGACGGCGGTCAGCGTGCCGGTGACGGTGACTGAGGCGGCGCTGATGCCGCAGCCTGAATCCCACGGCGTATGCTGGCACGAGGCGGTGAACAACTTGCCGAAGGATTGCCCGAGGACGTCGACCAGCCCCATGCCTTCGATCCGGTAATGATCGTCCTGTAGCGTCGTCTTGCCGAAGAAGCCGGCGCCGATTTCCTCGTAATCTTCGACCGGCGCCAGGAAGTTGCACTTGAAAATGAAGACGCGGGCGTTGTCGAAGACGCCGGAGGCCAGCGCATCGCGGGTCACGCCGCCGACGGCGCAGATACCTTCGAGATCCATGGCCGGCGGCGACATGGAAGACGATGCGCCATAGGCGGTCGGCTCGTATCCGTAGTCGGTCTTGTACACCGTAGCGTTGCTCATGGTCAGGTCGAACGGGTACGAGGTCAGGCGGACGGTGGTGCCGTTGAGGCATTCGATCCGCACGCAGGTGGCGGCGGTCTGGTAGGGCGCAACGGTCGCTTTCATGGGTTGAGCAGCTCGATCAGCTTCAGCGAATCGACTGGACGCCATCCCGGGTAGTCCATGCCGACCGGCAATTCGGTCGCGAACCGGACGGGGAAGTCGAATTCACAGCCGCCGCTGACGACGGCGCCGGCGCCAGGGTCGGGCGCGATCGTCACCAGCCCGGTGGTCGTCGCAACCGTCACTCCGCTCGTCGTCAGCACGCCGTCGACGCCGATTTTCGCCGTGCCGGCAACCGGCTTCTTGATCAGGCGGGTCGGGTACCCGGTCGTGCCGGCCGCCTTGTCGAGGCCATAGCGCTTGCACAACTGATAGATGCCGGCGCCGACGCGGATCAGCGTCTGGTCGAGATGCGTCGGCACGCCGCGCGGGCCGTTTGTCGACCACTCGTCGAAGCACCGGACGCGGAACCCGGCGTACGTGCCGTGCGCCCGCATGTAGACATTCACCACCTCGGTCCACAAGTCTTCGCGGTCGAGCATGTAGCTCGCATCGAATTCGCGCTTCGGGTACGGGTGAATCAGCGAGCGGTACTCGTTTCCGCCGGCAACGGTCACCGTATCGACGGAGAATTTTTCCGTCCAGGTCGCGCCGTAACGAACGAGTTCGGACAGTCGCTCCTCCAGAAAGTCGGCCATCAGGCATACCTCCGCGAACCATTCACGGCGCTCGCCATCGAGCGCATGCCGGAAGCGGCGGCGCGCTTGACCTGTGCCGGCTCGGCGGCGCCGTAGAAGTTCTGGACGAGCTGCAGCGCCTGGCTGCCGCCCTGGCTGCCCGGCTTGTTCTGCGCCGCCGGAACGATGCGCTCGCCTTTGTGGATCTGCGCCACCATGTCGCGCGGCACGAAATCGGTGCCGACGTCGAAGCTGGGGAGGATGTCTTTCAGCACGCCTAATGCTGAGCCGACCCAGCCCCCGACTTCGCCGGTCTTGCCCATGTCGCCGAACATGAGGTTGCCAAGCTTGGCAGCACTGGCATCGGCGGCCATGCGCT